TTTTTCTTTGCCTGACCAACCTTAATATAATATTAAAATACTACTAATAGTATATGAACAGATCAATGTACCAAGATGATGACGACAACGACTTTTATACAGCTAATGTAAAAGCAGTTGTTTATATTGAGAAAGATAATTCAATAACAGTTAAGTTCACAGGATTACAAAACAAAGAACACTCATCAATCTTTAGTTCATGGTTAATGATGTTATTGAACATTGAGAATGCAATCATAACTAATGAACAATCTAAGTCTATTCACTAATGACAACTATAACAGAAACAATAATTAACAGTGGTACAATACAATACAAGATTCCCTATTACCCCAGAGAAAAACAAATAGAACTTCATTTCAATATGAAGAAATATCGCTGGTCAGTATTAGTCTGCCATAGAAGGTTTGGCAAAACAGTATGTATGATTAATCATCTACTAATGTCAGCACTACGTTCTACTAACAAAGCACCTAGGTATGCGTACATAGCACCCACCTTCAAACAAGCTAAGTCTATTGCTTGGGATTATATGAAACAATACACATCATTAATACCTGGTGTTAAATTTAATGAAACAGAATTACGATGCGACTTACCAAATGGAGCTAGAATAACATTATTAGGTTCAGAGAACTCAGATGGATTACGAGGTATCTATTTAGATGGTTGCGTTATTGATGAGTATGCAAACGTACAAGGTAAGTTGTTTACAGAAATTATAAGACCAGCATTATCAGATAGAAAAGGATGGTGCGTATTTATTGGAACTCCACAAGGAACAAATAATAACTTCTATGAATTGTTTCAACATGCTCAAGGAGATAAGCAATGGTTTCATTATAAAGCTAAAGCATCTGAAACTAAAATAGTAGATCAAGGAGAATTAGAAGCTGCTAAAAAAGTCATGGGTGAAAAAAAATACCAACAAGAGTTTGAATGCGATTGGATTGCAAATATAGAAGGTGCTGTTTATGGAGATACTATAACTAAAATAGAAGATGCTAGGCAGCTAACAAGAGTTCCTTATGATCCATCACTACCAGTAAGTACTGCGTGGGATCTAGGCGTGTCAGATCATTCAGCAGTTATATTCTTTCAACAAATGGGTAGAGCTATAAACATTATTGATTACTACGAAGAACGTGGTCAAGGATTACCGCATTATATTCAAATGCTACAAAGCAAGGATTATGTTTATAAAGATCATTTTGCACCACATGATATTGAAGTTACTGACTTTGGTAATGGTAAAACAAGACGTGAGGTTGCTTATCAATTAGGAGTTAATTTTAAAGTAGTTCCTAAAATTCCATTTGAAGATGGCATCCATGCAACTACAATGTTATTGCCTAGATGCTGGATAGATACAGACCATTGCAAAAAACTAATAGATGCGTTAAGACATTATCACAGGAAGTTTATAGATAAAAATAGAATGTTCAGATCTAAGCCTGTACATGATTGGAGTTCACACGCTTGTGATGCTATGCGTTACCTTGCAGTTGGAATCCAAGAATTAAATACTAGACAATCTGCACCACAAAGTGTAGCAGATAATAGTTACAAAATTATATAGGATTTTTTTATATGGGATTTTTATCGCCGAAAGCACCGAGCTTACCGCCACCACCACCCCCTGTTCCTGTTCCACCACCAGAATTATCTGCTGAAGAACAAAAAAGAATTCAAGAAGAAATGGCGGCTAGAGAAAGAAAACGTAGAGGTAGATCATCTACAATTATAACTGGTTCATCTGGTTTAACTGAAGAAGCTACTACAGAAAAAAAATCTTTATTAGGAATGTAATATGGGATCAACTGCTCCTATGACAAAAAAAATTGCTTCTATGTTTGCTAGTTCAGCAAGAAGTTCAACTCCAGATAGAGGTGCAGAACCAGGTGCGGTTGATGCAGGAGCTAAATCAGGTTTGGACTTTAAAAAGAAACGTGCTATGAGAGTTGCACAATCTTCTCCATTAGCTGAAAAAACTAATGTAGAAAAAAAAACATTACTTGGACAATAGTATGAATAAACAAACTAAAAAAGGAGAATAACATGGGAGGATTTTTCGGCGGAGGATCAAAGTCTCCACCACCACCACCAGCACCAGTTGTTGTTCCACAACCAACTAAACCAACTGAAACTGCTGCAGATATTTCTGCAGAAGAACTAAGACGTAAAAGAAGAAGAGGTGCTAAAGCTAGCATTCTTACTTCTCCAACAGGAGTTTCGGAAAGTTCATCTTTGGGTGGATCAAGTTTACTAGGCGAATAATATTATGGCTATAACAGATTTAGCGGCGGATCTCTTAAAGAGATTTGGAAAGTTAGTTACACAAAGACAAACATGGGAATCGCATTGGCAAGAAGTATCAGATTACATGATGCCAAGAAAAGCAGATGTAACTAAAAGAAGATCTCCAGGTGATAAAAGATCAGAATTAATATTTGATTCATCTCCAATTCATGCTTTAGAATTATTATCAGCATCCTTACATGGTATGCTTACCAATCCTTCTGTTCCTTGGTTTTCATTAAGATTTAAAAATATTAATATTGTTGATTCAGATGAAGCTAACGAATGGTTAGAAAGTGCTACTGAAAAAATGTATGACGCATTTAACAGATCTAATTTTCAACAAGAAATATTTGAACTGTATCATGATCTAATTACATTTGGTACAGCAGCAATGTTTATTGAAGAAGATGAAGAAGACATCGTAAGATTTTCAACAAGACATATAGGAGAAATTTATATTGCAGAAAATAACAAAGGAAGAATTGATACAGTATTTAGAAAATTTAAATTAACAGCTCGTGCTTGTATTCAACAGTTTGGTGAAAAGAATGTTTCTAAATCAACTAGAACAACTGCAATGAAAGATCCTTATGAAGAAATAACAATTCTTCATGTAGTATATCCAAGAGAAAATTATGATCCTAGAAAAAAAGACAATAAGAATATGCCATTTGCATCTTGCTATCTTGAACCAGATAACAAACATGAAATATCTCAATCAGGATTTAATGAATTTCCATATACAGTTCCAAGATATTTAAAAGCATCGTATGAAATATATGGCAGATCTCCAGCAATGACTGCTTTACCAGATGTTAAGATGTTAAATGAAATGTCTAAGACGACAATCAAAGCAGCTCAGAAACAAGTTGATCCTCCACTATTAGTTCCTGATGATGGATTTATATTACCAGTTAGAACTGTACCAGGTGGATTAAATTTCTATAGAGCTGGAACTAGAGATAGAATTGAACCATTAAACATTGGTGCAAATAATCCATTAGGTTTAAACATGGAAGAGCAAAGAAGAAATGCAATTAGAGATACATTCTATGTAAATCAATTAATGATGCAGAGTGGTCCACAAATGACTGCAACAGAAGTTATTCAACGTAACGAAGAGAAGATGAGATTACTTGGACCAGTTCTTGGAAGATTACAATCTGAATTATTAAAACCCATGATTGATAGAGTGTTTGCAATATTACTTAGAAAAAAAATATTTAATCAACCACCAAAATTTTTATCAGGTGTAGATATTCAAATTGAATATGTATCTCCACTTGCTAAAGCACAAAAAACTTCTGAACTTTCATCTATTATGAGAGCTATGGAAATATTTGGATCATTATCTAAAATAGCTCCAGTATTTGATCACGTAGATATTGATGCGTTAGTAAATTATATTGGAGAAATTACTGGTGTACCTGCTAAAATTTTAAATTCACAATCACAAGTAAATGCTATTAGACAACAAAAAGCACAACAAGCTCAACAACAGCAACAACTTGCAGCGATGCAACAAGTTGCACAAGCAGGGGGACAAGTAGCGCCATTAGCAAAAGCATTGCCACAAATACAAGATGCTGTAGCTAATATGAACAATCAACAATAACTAAAGGGTAACAATGGAAGATCAAGTAAATAAATTAAAAGAACATTATAAAATAGCTTTTGAATCTAATGATGGAAAAATTGTCATGACAGATTTAGAAAAAAGATGCCACTATAATGCTACCACTAATATTAGAGGGGATAGCCATGAAAGTGCATATATGGAGGGACAACGCAGCGTTCTTCTATTTATTAAAAACATGCTGCTAAATGATAAACTAAAAGGAAAATAAAATGTTAGAACAAGTACAGACAACTGAGGCAACTCAGCCTGTTACAAGTGCAACAACACAAAGTACACAGGAAACAACACAACCAATACTAAGCTCAACACAACAACCAACACAGCCAACTTCTGGCAAGACTTGGAAAGAAGCAATCTCTGAAGAATATAGATCAAATCCAAACATAGAAAAATTTACTGAATTAGATGCGTTAGCTAAAAGCTACATCAATGCAGTATCTATGATTGGAACTGATAAGATTCATCTTCCAGGTAAATCAGCTACTGATGAACAGTGGAATGAAGTTTATAATAAATTAGGCAGACCAGAATCTGCTGATAAATATAAACTAGAATTTAAAACTGATGTTGCACCTGTTGATGAAAATGTAATTAAAACATTTGCAACTAATGCTCACAAGCTAGGTTTAAATAATAAACAAGCTCAAGGCATACTAGAGTTTTATAAATCAACATTAGAAAGTTCAGCAAAAGAAATGTCAGTGAATATGGAATCTGCACAAGCTGAATCTGCTAATGCGTTAAGATCAGAATGGGGAAGAGCATATGATGACAACTTAAGAAAAGCTGCCAATGTTGCTCAAACTTATTTAGAACCAGAACTTCTTGATACTCAATTAAGAGATGGATCTAGATTAGGTGATAATCCAAAGATCATTAAAGCATTTGCTAACATTGCTAATCTATTATCTGAAGATAAAATTGTCGGTGCAGAATCTGATAATGTACTTCAAGGTAGAGATGTTGAAAAAGAAATTAATGATTTAATAGGTGATAAGACTGGTCCCTATTGGAACAAATCACATCCAAATCATAACAAAACAGTAAATCAAGTGCTGTCATTGCGAGAATTATTAAATCAATAATTATATTGCAATCAACTTAAAATTACTATATTGCGATTTCTAGGGAGATTTTTAATTAAATCTTCTTAGAAATTGTAAGACAATTCTATTAGAACCTTACTTGCCTGTTGGAAAGACAACCGACTAACAGTCGTTAAATGCAAGATAGCCTATCA